TTGGAAAAACTTCAAGAACAATAAATTGGAGATTTTCTACACATAAATCCGCATCTATTTCTCCCAAAGATTATTTTCATCGTGCATTAAAAAAATATGGAGTTGAAAATTTTTCTATTATCTGTATTAAAGAAGTGAGAGAAGATGATGATGATATTGATATACTAGAAAAACATTATATTGAGTGGTTAAAACCTGATTATAATCTTAAAGAAGGTGGTCAGGGCGGAAGACACTCTGATATTTCTAGAGAAAGAATGAGTAAATCTCAAAAAGGTATAGGAAGAACTAGAACACCCGAAGGAAAAAAAGACTGGTGTGAAAAATTATCTAAAAGTAATAAAGGTAAAAATACCTGGACAAAAAACAAAAAATGGTGGAATAATGGTATTGAATGTAAATACTGTGAAAATCAACCAGAAGGATTTGTAAAGGGTAGATTACCAAATCATAAGAGAGGATTAACTCCAGGATTGGAAGTGGGAACAAAACTCAATATTACTGATGAAGAGAGAAAACGAAGAAGTGAAAATATGAAAAAAAGAAACAAAGGGACACTTTAAGAACTGGACTACTTGCTTAATATTTCCATAGATAGTAAAGTGTCCTAACACACCAAAGAACCATGCAAGTTCCAAACCGCCACCATCACTCCAAAAAGGAGCAAAAGAGGAAACTTAAACCACAAGCACTCCGACAAGCAAAGGCACGTCGCCAAGCACTCAAGAAGCGTCTCAATCAACGAGACGCTTCTTTTTTATAAATAACTAAAAAGTATTGATAAAATGGATCCTAAAGAACTACGTGGTTTACTGGAAGCATATACTGAAGTTTATCAGGAACTTGATGAGGCAATGATGAATGGTCCTCGCAAGGACAAAATGATTGCAAAACAACATAGTCCATATGCATCATCAAGAGATCGTGCTACTGCTTTTAATGTTGGAGTTCGTGATGATCGTCCACGAGATAAAAAATCAACTGGTGGTAAAGGCGAAAGATATTCTGATTTTGGCGACAGAGGTGCAGGTAATGCTGCTCGCCGCAAACAGGGACTGCAACCATTAAGAGGCGACACCAGAAAAGAACAAGTTGATCTCTACGACATCATTCTCTCACACCTTCTTGATGAAGGTTATGCTGAAACTCTGGAAGCAGCAGAAGTGATGATGGTAAATATGAGTGAAGGATGGAGACAAAGTATCGTTGAGGGAAGAGATGTGGAAAGAGGTGAAGAAGATGATAATCCAGATGTGAAAGCACATAACAAATCACTTGGATATAAAAAAGGTAAAGCTGGTTATGCCAAAAGACCAAATCCTGCAAACGATCCTCGCTATGGTTCGCAATATTGAGACCAGTTTCTAAACTGTCCACTACCTCTCCGCAAGGGGAGGTTTTTTTTGTATACTGGTTTCATACGAAAAAATCCAATGCCCGTCAATCACGAAATCAAGTCTCATCTTGCTAAACTGCTTGCTACTGAAGACCTTGTAGTTGAGCATAAAAAAGTTTCTACTGCTTGCTTTAATGTTCACACCCGTGTTCTTACTCTTCCTTTGTGGGAACGTGCTTCCAATGGCGTATATGATATGCTGGTGGGGCATGAAGTGGGTCATGCTCTTTTTACTCCCGATGAGGATTGGAGCGAAACTTGCAAAATTCCCCAGCAGTTTGTAAACGTGGTAGAAGATGCCCGTGTTGAGAAACTGATGAAGCGTAAATATGCTGGTCTTGCAAAGACTTTCTTTGCTGGATACAAAGAACTCAACGAGCAAGATTTCTTTATGTTGGAAGGACAGGATGTCTCTACCTTTAATCTTGCAGATCGTGCAAATCTTTATTTTAAGATTGGTAATTTTCTTGATCTTAGTTTTAATCCAGAGGAGAAAGAAATCATTGATATGATTGCTGGTATTGAAACTTTTGAAGATGCTCTTTATGCCGCAGAAGTTCTTTACAAATATTGTAAAAAAGAAAAAGAACAAGAAAAGGTTTCTGATCTTGAAGATGATCAGAAAGAAATTGGAGTATCTTCTGGTGAAGAACAAGAAAAAGAATCTCAATCTGAAGAATCTGAAGAACAAGAATCTGAAGAAAAAACTCCAGAAGGGCAACAATCAGAAGAATCTGGTAGTAACGAAGAAACTTCTGAAACACCTCAAACTGTTGAAAATTCCGAAAAGAATGAAGAACCAGAAGTTCGTACTGTGGATGCTCTTAATGAAAAAATTAAGGATCTTGTGAGCAATGATGGTTATGAAAATAACTATATTGAAATTCCTAAACTCAACCTTGAAACTGTGATTGCAAAAAATTCAGAAATTCATCAGGTGATTGATGAATACTTTTCTGAACAACAAATCAAGTTCAATAATGCTCAAGAACTATTGGGAAAGGAAAGACACAATATTTACGAAAATGTAAATATTTCTTTCAAAAAATTTAAAGTATCTGCACAAAAAGAAGTTAACTATCTTGTAAAAGAGTTTGAGTGTCGTAAAGCAGCAGATGCGTATGCCCGTACATCAACTGCTCGTACCGGTACTCTTGATACTGCTCGTCTTCATACTTATATGTTCAATGAAGATCTGTTTAAGAAAGTAAGTGTAATTTCTGATGGTAAAAATCATGGTTTGATTTTTATTTTGGATTGGAGTGGTTCCATGTCGTCTATTCTGATGGATACTCTAAAACAACTCTTCAATTTGATGTGGTTTTGTAAAAAAGTTTCTATTCCCTTTGAAGTTTATGCCTTTACTAATGAGTGGAATTACCCCAATTATAATGACGGAAAAATTCCTTCTCATCACTACGAAAAAAAGGATGGACTTGTTAATGTGGACAGTACTTTTTCACTGATGAATTTCTTCACTAGTAAAGTAACCAACCAAAAACTGGAACATCAGATGGCGAACATTTGGCGTGTTGCAAATTATATGTCCAATCCATGTGGGATGAAATACTCTTGTCCGTCTCGTGTTAATTTGTCTGGCACTCCCTTGAATGAGTCTCTAATTGCATTGCATCAAATTCTCCCTACTTTTCAGAAAGAGAACAAACTTCAAAAAGTTCAATGTGTAATTTTAACTGATGGTGAAGCAAGTCAACTTCCTTATCATGTAGAAATCAATCGTTCTCGTTCAAATGAGGTAAAAGAAACTTATATTGGTATTCGTGCTGTAAATGCTAAAAGTACTTTTCTTCGGGATAGAAAGATTGGAACTACCTATAAATTTGAATATGGATATCATCAATATACCGATACTCTTCTTCACAATCTCAAGGATAAGTTTCCTACTGTAAACTTTATTGGAATTCGCGTTATTAATAGTCGTGATGCAAGTCGTTTCATTAATCTTTATCACGACCTGCACAATAAAGAATATTTTAAAATTATGTCTGATTGGAAAAAAATGAAGAGTTTTACAATCACTAAATCTGGTTATGATGCATACTTTGGTCTCTCTTCTTCTGCACTTTCTCAAAATACGGATTTTGATGTCCATGAGACTGCAACAAAAGCACAAATTAAAAGTGCATTTGCGAAAAGTTTGCAAAGTAAAAAGATGAACAAAAAGATTCTTGGTGAGTTTATAGAACTCGTTGCTTGAATAAATACATAAAAAAGCATAGGTAAAATGAAAAGTTTTCAGGAATTTATGGTAGAATGTTATTCTATTCAAGAAGGTGGAATGAACCGTATTATGTCTCACTCAAATAGACGTAATACGGCAGTTCTTACTGCTAATCGTGGAGACAAATCAAAAGCAGAAAATAAAGAAAGGAATAGAGAACTTGGTAAAAAAATCCGTAGTTTAAACTACGGATTTAAAAAAGTATCTGGAGAGTATCCAGAAAAAAATGATAAGGGAGAAACTAAAACAGTAAAGGAACCATCAGTAGTTGTAAATGCTCCTAGAACAAAAGGTAGAATTTTCAAAAGAAGAATGAAACGTCTTGGTAAAGAATACAATCAAGATGCAGTAATCACAAAAAAAGGAAAACAACCTGCTGTTCTTCATCCAACAAATAAAAGAGCTGGTTCTAAAGGTATGAAGTTAGGGCAAGCAAAACCTGATACTACTGGCGAATACGGACAAACTAGGGTAAAATCTAGAACATATACTTATGGAGATTGATCTATCATGAATTCTCGTAAACAAAAGCAAAAACAAAACGCAATTAAAAAACTGAATAAAGAAGAAAAATATAAGAGTGCTATTTGTCCTTGGGATCCTGAATGGCAAACAAAGTCTCTATCACAAGCATGGATTAAAGATGCTTGGATGAAAAATATAAACTTAAGGACA